ATTGGTGGCGTCCCGGCCCCATGGCTGTGGATGACGCTGATTCAGTCGCTCTGGTACACCGGCGAGCGTATCGGCAGTCACCTGCGGCTGCGGTGGTCGGAGGTGGATCTTGACGCCTGCCGCGTCACGTTCCTCGGCGAGACACGCAAAGGCGGCGTCGAGACGATCCAGCGGGCCATTCACCCAGACCTGGCCCAGCAGCTGCGTCGCTACCGCAGGGCAGATGCCGATCTGGTCTGGCCTTGGATTGAGCACCGGCGGCCCAGCAGCCTGTTCCAATCGCTCAGGCTGCTGTGCCAGCGGGCCGGCGTCAAACCGAGGGGCTTCCACGCCATCCGCAAGGCAAGCGGCTCATACGTGAAAGCCGGGGGCGGCGATGCCACGGATCACCTGGGGCACGCGAACCCGAAGACCACGAAGGATCACTACCTGGACACCACCATCACCGGGCAGCAGTCGGCCCTGGACTACCTGCCGCCTCTCGACCTCGAAGGCCCGCAGGGCGGCGATAAGCCGGCGGCTGAATTGGGTAGCAGCGCGGAAACTAGGCAGTGAAATAGGTAGGACGAGCCTGGCAAGCGGGGAGGCGTCGCGGGGGAAAGGATGACCCTACGCCGCCTCGACCCGCCGCCCGGCTCAATCTCCACGGATGTGCGACAGCGACGGCAGTTCATCCCGCTGTGCAATCGTCACCGCCAGCCGGCCCTTCACCCGCGACAACTCCGCGAGCAGCCGCATGACGTGGGCCGCGAGTACGCCGCTCGTGCCCTGGTCCCAAGTGCTCTGGAACTTACGAGCGTCGAACTCGCACTGCTGTAGGTAGGCGTCGGAGAGGGGCTCAGGCACGACGGCACTCCTGGTGGCAGGCCGCATACCCCGCGATGTCAATGGCGGCATCGTCGGTTGCCGCCGTCCCCATCTGTCGCGCGATCTTGTCGAGCACCATGACGAGAGCCCAGTCCGCCGCCGTGAACGTCGTGCCGAAAGCGGCGTTGACGAGCGACGCCGTCCGCTGAAAGTGCTCGCGCGGTGGCCCGTACTTGTCGTGCCGGTCTCGGATCGTGGCGATAGCGTCTCGCAGCGTCTGCTCTGCCGGCGAGACGGACTGAAAAGCAGGCTCCCACTCCGCGTACGTCTCGCTCAGCAATCCGTCGCCACGCTGCCGCTGCCCCTCGCAGCACGACGCCCGCGACAGCACCTCGGCGGCACACTCCATCGCGGGCTGGCAACCGGCGAGGATCGGCGGCTTGTACCCCACCATCTTCGGATCATCTGTTGGCGTCGAGTCCATTCGGGCCTTCACGGCTGACCGCAGTGCCTGGTTCGCTTCCTCAAATGTCGTCGTCATTGCTCGCCCTTTCGTAGATCCCGGTCGCAAAACAGCGGATACGCCTTTGTAACCTCGCGCCGCCCGTGGTCGATCACGATCGCGGCTTGGCACGGAGGCTCGTATGTGGCTTTGATTCGGACAGCGTATGCACTGTGTCCAATCACGCTGCCATTGCTCACGTACCGCCCGCCTCGCCCCCACGAGAACTGATGCCAGTGGCCGAGGCACGTCAGGTCAGCCGGCGTGGTGGCGTTCCACGCGGCGATTGCCTTGGCGAGCGGGACGTGAATGCCGCCAATACCTCCTTGGTATCGCACGGCATGGCCGTGGCAGAACCGCACAACAAAGCCATTGAGGTCGAGATAGTTGAGGTGCCCTTCGCCGATGTGCCACGTGACGTTCTTTTTGGTCTCGGCGGCACGCATCGTCAGGTACAGATGATGCTCGTAGGACGTGTCGGCCTCGTTCGTCCGGAGCTTCTCCGTCGTTCGGCCGTGGTTGCCGCATGACGTTGCCACGATCACGTCCTTAGCGTTGTCGGCCACGGCGTCGATGAACCCGCGCAGCCGCTCGCCCACCCAGCGGATCGCCGCTAGCGGATGCAGGCTGTTCTCTTCGGCGAGTTCCGGGTGGATCATGCCCGAGATCATGTCGCCTCCGAGCCAGACGACAATCCGCTCGATGGCCGCCAACTGCCGCTCGTGGGCGAGCATGGTGAAGAATCGCTCTTGCACTTCGTTCAACCTGGCCTCGCACACGTCGAGGTCGAACGAGTTCAGCCCGTTGACGGTCTCGGGCCGCACCGTCTCTTCGCAATGCACGTCCGACAGCAGCACTACCATCGTGGCCTGGTGCTTCTTGCCCTTGGAACTTTTGATCGCTGGGCGCTTTGCAGCCAGGCCGCGCAGTGCCACCAGCGAGTCCGCCCGCTCCCGCTCGCGGTCGATTTGTGCCAGCGCCGCCTTGTAGCGGCTCTTGAGTGAAGCCGCCTCAGACCGCAGGCGAGCCAGCTCGGCGTCAGCGGCCAGCTGCTGCTGTGACGCAACGGAGGCAGCCACGTCATCGACGACGCTGGCTACTGATTTTCGAGCCATGCCTGGACTCCATTGCGGCCGACGTTCGCAATCCCACGCGACGCAAGTACGGCAGCGATGGCGATGTGTGCGGGCCGCTTGGCCGAGCCGAACTTCCCGGCAACGTAGGCCTCGCGTATCGCATCCAGCGTTGCTGCATGCTCGGCGGAAACCCGCCGGTGCCACCGCTGCGGCTGCCGTTTCGGAACCGCAGCTGCAATCTCCGTGACGATGTCGGATGATTTACTAGCCATCGCTCACCTCCCGAAAGCCGAGACTCCACAAGACCTTGGCGATGTCCTTGCCCTGCTGCTCAACGTGCTCTTCGCTCTGCGTTGGATTCAAGGCGTGCAGCAGTTCGTGCACCAGCACCTCGAGCTTCTTCCTGCCCCGCATGCGAGCGTCGAGAATGATCCGCGGATGCTTCGCCTTCTGGCTGAACGTGTACCCGTAGGCCGCACCCTTGAGAGTGGTGAACCGGATGAGCCACCGCTCGTCACCGTTCAACGTGAATACGTGATCGTCTGGCATGCGTCACCTCGCCGCCATGTAGAGTCCGACGTTCGCAAACGCATAGCCCAGGTAGGCAATCGCCAACCCGGTCTTCCCGTGCCACGCGAGATCCGCGGCAACGACTGCGTAGATGCCGCCAGTGAGAATGATGAGCCAGCCGGCCATGCGAGTCCTTTCGCACGCCACGGTAACGGGGGCGTCAACCGACCGGACCCCACTTGCCAGCCGGGCAGGACTCGGCGGCCCATGAGAGTTTCGATAGAAACTTCTTTTCTCGCACAACCGGGCAGCCGCACTGACGGCACGCCTTGCCGTCGAAGTGTTCACAGCCTTCGCAGATGGCGAAACGACGGGCGACCTCTTCCTCCGACGCCTGGGGCATCCCGGCAGCGACGTGCTTGGCGGCCGAGGCGGCGAAGTTGCGGGCCTTCTGGATGAGAGACAGTCCCGGCTTTGGGTGGCGTGGATACGCAGGGTGGTCAACGTCCACCACAATCAGGTCGCCGTGCTCGCGGACGATGCAGGGCCGCACCTCGTCGAGCGTGTAGCCACGCTGACGGCAGCGTTGTTCAAGGTGAGACAGTTGGCACTTAATCATGGGAGCGGGTTGCACTGCGATACTATACACCCAAGCTCGCCAACTGCTCCCGCAAACTTGGATCGAAACCAATAACCGTTTTCTAGGCAACCTACAGGCAACTCATTTGTTTCGCAAACGGCTTCGCCTGCGGGACTCCATGACTTGAAAAGGTTAACGCCTTCAATTTCAAATGCTTCGCATTCGGCTTCCGTAAGGTCAGATCGGCACCAAACGCCGCCGCCTTCCGAAAACCAATCGTCGTTTTCAGTGGTTGGGCACTCAACGGTGTCTTCTGATCTATAAAAAGTGTCTTTGATGCAGTTGTCGTTAAGAGGATTTCCAGGAAACTCTTCTTCAAAACCTTCGGGGCATGGGTTGCCTGTGCCGACAAACTTAAACTCAGTGCAAACAGCAAGCGCATACAACTCGCAACAGCCAAGGCCCGCCCCACAGCAGCACGTCTGCTCCGTGCCAACCTTGCCGTCACGCAGGACGGGCTTGCCGTCTTGAAACGTGATGAGCGTCATGCGGCGGTTGAGCAGGTGGTGATGTCGTACCAGCGGATACTGACGCAGTCCGTGCTGTCGGTCGCCGTCGCGCCGCTGTTGTGCCCGAGCAGCTGAATCTTGGTGCGGTCATATCCCGGCAGTTTCGCAAAGTCGTACCCGGCCACTTCGGTCGTGCACGTGTTTGTGCACTCGCTGTCAAACGCAATCGCGTACCATCCGAAGCCGTTGTGTCCGAGTGCCACCCATCGATTGGTGCAGGAGGTGCCAGTGGCAATCTCGAGGAACTGATTGTGCGCCACCAGCGTGATTGCGGTAGTGAGGCTGCCTGGCTCGCCGTTGTAGACAGTCACCACGGCAGATGCCGAAGTGGGCCAGCTGCTACCGGCGTGCTTCGCGAGAAGCAGTCGCACGCCGCGTGACACTGCGCCCAATTGTGGGGCAGCCAAGTCCTGCCGCGGCTCATCGCGCTCCACCAGGCGAACGCTGCGAGCGATCCGCTTGGCGTCGTTCAGATTGAAGCCGTACGTGCTGGCCACGACTTACTCCGCGAACACGGCGTAGCGAATCCTGGTTGCCGTGCCGTACGCCTTGGCACCCAGCGTAATTGTGGGCACCAGCCGCAACGCTGCGGCGTCGCCACGCTTGAGCTGGCAGAACTCCTGCAGGTTCGTGCCGTCGTAGTGGCCAAGCGAGACGTATGCCGTTCCACTGGTGGCCGTCGAGAGATTGCGGAAACCGCTGTACCCGGCGGCCGACACGCTGCCTAGCGACAGCGTCTGCACGTTCGTACCGACAGACACGACGCAGACGCTGTCGCTAGGCAGCGTGTCGGCC